CCTCCGCCTCCGGCGATTGATCCGTTGTTGCCATTCTGGTTTTGCCCGCCTCCATTACCTCCATTTCCACCACCGTTTGAGCCAATGCCTCCTGAACCTGGACCGCTGCCAGTTCCGTTGTTTCCAGGATTGGCATTGCCCGCTCCNGCTCCGCCACCTCCGCCATAGTTGCTAGATCCTGCATTGGATCCATAACCACCAGCGTATGACGTAACACCTGGAGCTGTATTAGCTGCTCCACCAGCACCCGCACGGTTACCTGCTACATTTCCGGCTAGGCCTTTGCTTCCTCCGTTTGCCGCAATGATAACATCAGTATTGCCGCCCGTGTTGTTGTAAAAGATAGTCTGGCCGCCGTCAGTGCCATTTGCGTTCCCAACTCCTCCTGTTCCTCCGGCGCCCACAGTGAAGTTGAATGTGTTGCCCCCAGCCAGTCCTGGATAAAGGATCGTGATTCGAGCATAGGCGCCTCCTCCGCCTCCTCCACCTGTGTTGCCCTGGAGATTAACGTTGGAGCCACCGCCGCCTCCGCCTCCACCCCATACTTCAATTGTAACGTTTCCAACGTTTGCCGGAGCGGTCCAAGTGCCGTTGCCCGCAGTGTTATATGTATTTGATCCAGCCATTGCTTATTTTACCTACAAATCACCAACAATCTTTTTTAGGCCCCAAGAGCCTACCAGATCTCTCATTTGCTTTACCTTTTCATGAATAGGGATTGTGTATTGATGCCAATAAAAATTTGCATTAGGCAATCCGATTTTTTGCTGTAGCTCAATGAGAGTTGTCTTCTTAAGGCCAAATCTTGCAATGTTACAGCTTAATGCAAAATCATCAACAAGATGATCAGGGCTGATAACCGTATTCATTTCCTCGACGATGGGAAAGCAATGGCCGATTGCTTCCTCCGGTGTCATTTCAAGTGGACGCCAAAGATCCCTGCACCAATAACTTGCAATTGTATTCCAGTTGCATGACCCGATATTTCTGCCGTCTCGCAAAAACCATTCATTGTATTTCCATCTCACAGCGGCCATGTCAGTGCCGTTATGCGCAACCGTGTCCATAGGCAAAAAACATGTCCAATCTATCGTCTCAGGATGAACAATTGCGTCGGAGTCAAGATAAATGGACCATTCATCTTTTCGCTCTTCTGAAAGATAATAGATTTGCAATTTTTCATAAACAACCGGCCAATCCGGAAATTTGCGCTCCGTCATTACATAAAATTCAGCTCCGCATTTTTTGGCATAATATCTTAACAATGGATAAGTGATCCTCGTGATTTCTGGAGCATAATTGCCGATGTTCAATGTGTAGAGAGTTTTGCGAAACCTCAAGATTGCCTCCACAATGATTCATGGTTTCCTTCCAAGAATTTTGTGAACGCCTTCTCTCAACTTCGGAATGTTGGTGTCAGGAGAAGCAAAGTTTTTAATCGCCTCATCGAATCTCATTGCTTTTTCCGCACTGGATACTTGTACACCTTGCAATTTTTTATTCGCAGACCATTCCTCGACATTTTCATAGACTTCCTTTGCGATCTGATACAGCCTCGGACCAAATTCAAAAATCAACTGTAGCACAAGAATGGTTGTCTTAAACCAGTTCATTTCATAAGCCTCCATGAAGGTAAAAATAGAAAACAAAAACAACCGTTGCAAATCCTATCAATGCAAACCAACCAATCATTGCCAACGCAACGAAAAGAAGAAAGAATCGGGCGAAGTCAAAAATGACAATCGCCCGATTCTTCTTTTCTGAAACAGAAAACATCTTATTTTTGCTTTCGCTCATCATTGAGCAACTGCCTTCACTCCGGAGCAAGGGCCCACAGTCGGAACAGGAACAATAAATGAAACAGCGTCCGTCCAACAACCTACCGATCCTCCAGGAAAGAAAGCTCCGACCGAAACTTCCAACGTCACACCGACAGGAACATTCTCAATTGTAAATTGACGCTGTGAAGTTGTGGCAATCTGATATTGGCCGCCGGAGCCTACTCTCCATTTGACTTGATATTGCAATGTTGCGAGATCTTGACTGGAGATTGGAGGTCCGCTGACTGAGCAATCACCTCCTGGGCCTGCAAGACAAGTCGGAGCGTCCCATGTCACGGTGACAGATCTGCTCAGGGCGAAAAGCATAGATGGAGCAATTGCAAGCAAAGCAATAATCGCAATGCAACCAAGACAGATTTTGATTTTGGATCTTTTCATGATTAAGTCCTCCTTGTCCTAGAGTTTGAAAATTCTATTCGCGCCGTTGTCCCATTGCACAACAATGTCTCCGCCATTCGGCGTAACTGGCAGACCTGTTGCAGTATCAATGTAAGCAATCAATCTCGATGTGCTGGCCGTCCCTGTGTCCTGATAAATGACAAGAGCTTCGCTCACATCGCCGGTAACAGATGAAAAAGTTACATCGGCAGCATCTGCAACTCCGGCTGCATAAGTCTTCGAGCTAAGCGCCGGACTTGTAGCAACAATCGCGGTCGATGGAATGTCGTCCAGGAAATCATGGGTTGACAAGTTAACCGTGTAATCGTTTGTGTCGACTAGGCAAACCTTTATATTATCGTTACCCCATGAAATCTGGCCATTCAGAAAAGCTTCCCGTCCTTTGTCATAGAGTGCATTCGACATTTTTCAATCCTCCGTTATGTTCAGTTAGTGTCCAAACATTTGCAAACAATGTCCAAAAATCTATTGACATCCAAATAAAAACAGCACAACGGCCACCTGGATGAAAACGAATGATTATACTCTTTCAGCTCGCATGTTCCCAGCCCGTCATGCAGAGTGTGACAAGGCCAGCAAGGAACTTGATCTGGTTTGGGAGTGATGAATCTAGTATTGATCCAGCCAAAATGATTATTCGGGCTTGAATGGCTTAACCACATTATTTTTTTCACGTTTGCATCAAATGCAACGCTAAGCAAAAGACCAGTCTCAGGTCCGAAGACAAGATCCGCTCCGCACTTGGCAAATGTTAATGAATGTCTGATATTCCAACCGTCATCTCCAGACTTATGAAAATGCCTTGGATGTTTGAAATCACGAATCTCTGGTATCCAATGGTCGTCGCCGACAGTAATAATGACAATATCATCCCGAAGGTCCAAAAGTTTTTTAATTCCATCCAAGACAAAAATCCATTTTTTGTGAATGCTGGAACCGGAAATTGAAAGCAAGATTGACTTCCTTGGAAGGATTTGACTTACAATTTCCGCGCATTGCTCCTTTTCTTCTTCTGTCGGAAAAAATGCGGAAGTGTAAACATGAGGAACTTCTGCAACATCATGAATCAATTCCATATACGGCTTTCCCATAAGCCTTGATCTGACATCCTTTGGCCAAAACCTTTGTGGACTGACAGCGCTTGCCATAAGCGTTGCCTCAACAATGTAATTCATGTTGAGCACTTTGTCGAAGGCTTTTCTGCCTCTTTGAAAATCCCAAAACTTTACAAGCTCCGATCTGTCCAATTGACCAATGTCATAAGCCAGATATTCATCAATATAAGGGTTATTGTCAAGAACCAATTTGCTCAGTGGAGAGCCAATCCAGGTTATCCAATTATATCCTTGATCGCGAAGATGTGGAAGAATGCTTCCGACTTGTAGGGCATCTCCGAAAACGCCTTGCCTCAAAATCAATACGCTCTTTTTTCCATCTTTTTGCTTATACCATTCAACGTCATCATTCGATATTTTCAATGCCACGCAAAGAACATCAGATCCATTTTCGGAAACAGATTCAATCAATCTAATGCTAAGATTTCCAACTTCTCTTGCAATGGAAGCAATCGGAAAATTTTCAGCCCCAGGAAAGCATAAGATAAGATGTCCTCCGTTTTTGACCAATCCAATGCAATTTTTCAAAACTTCCTTAACCAGATCTGTCTTTCTTGTGCATTTGATAACTATAGAGTCAAGAGATTTTGGAGCAAAGAATTTTTGGATATTTCCCAATGCTAAATTGATATGACCGAATTTTTTCGAAAACTCAAATCGACTGTTTATTCCAATCGTCCACGGAAAAAGTTTGGACTGTCCACATTCAACTTCCAGGCTATGTTTACCAAGATATGGAAGCAACAACCATTTAATCATGTAATTTTCCGGTAATTTTNGATTGTTTTGCCATAGTTATTTTCAAAATTACATATGGAGAATACATGCAAGGCCAAAGCCAAAGCCAAAGTGCATATAAGGACGATGAATGATAATATATATAATATATAACATATTATATATATTATCATCCATCGTACGTTCTTATATGTACTTCGACTTTGACTTCGACATTACATGTATTTTTCATGTAATTTTGAAAATAACATAATGCACTTTTTTTGCAAATCATAATTTGGAGACATTTTAAAACTCTGGAGATACCTCCACTCGATGCTTGCTTTTGTCAAGCAAAAATCCTCCCTGGTTTATCTCCAACGTTGCATAAAAAATCCCGTCCTCCATGAATGGACAAACCACAGATACTTCGCCGTTTTCGGCATTCGACTTGTCAAAATCCGAATCTTGCTTTTCAACCAAAACATACTCTCCAGACTCTGTTCCGATTCCAAGTTTGAAAGCAAATGTAATGTTTGAGTCGCTCAAGTCAACCGGCGCTCCATTTGCGTCTCGAATCCTGAATAGCAAATTTTTTGCTTCTCCAACGATCACTCTAAGCGTTTTCATCTTCCAATCCTCCGCAAATACAGTCCTATGAGAATAAGTCTAGTTCAAGCGAAGAAAATGATCAAGAATTTTTTCCGATCATAATAATTCCAATAACGAAGGAAATCAACAATTTACAGATCAGGAAAAAAATTTTTTCGATTTCAGAATTTTTCTTGATTTTGAAAGTTGTCCAAGATATATTCTCTTCACGTTTCTGGATTTAATTGACCATGAGCAGAGCCGGCAATTTATACAAGTTCCAAAAAGAGGCTGTCAAGTTCGTCTCGCGACGAAACGGGAAAGCATTGATTGCAGATGAAATGGGGCTTGGAAAAACAATCGAAGCTCTTGCATGGGCCGAACATAGAAAAGACTTGCGTCCTGCTCTTATTGTCTGTCCTTCGATAATGAAGCTTGTTTGGAAACAGGAAATAAGAAAATGGACAACGTCACAGCCACGCATCTTAAACGGGAAAAAGAGCAGCGAAATTCTTGACGGAGGAAATTTGATCTACATTGTTAATTATGAGGTCATCCAGTATTGGGCAAAGCCACTAAGCAAAATAATCAAATTGTTAATTTTGGACGAATGCCACTACATTAAAAACTTCAGAGCAAAAAGAACAAAAGCTGTCTGCTCATGGCTGAGAAACACTCCATCGATTGTTGCCCTTTCCGGAACTCCTGTCATCAATCGTCCAATCGAATTTTTCACAACGCTTAACATGATCAATCCAAAGCTGTTTCCTTCTTTCTTTTTCTACGCGACTAAATTTTGTGATGCAAAAAAGACAAAATGGGGTTGGGATTTCAATGGATCGTCAAACACAACGGAATTAAACAAATTACTAAGCATTGTAATGATAAGGAGAAAAAAAGAAGATGTACTGCAAGAGCTCCCTAAGAAAGTAAGAACAATAATACCTGTGAAACTTGGAAATGACACTAACCTCCTATACCTCGAAATGAGAAAACAATTCATCGATTGGGTCCGAAATAGTCCTGACAATTTCAGGAAAAAAGTTGAAATCTTTTCCAGGATGGAGCAGTTAAAAAGCATTGTGCGAAAAGAGAAGTTATCATATGTTTCTGAGTGGATTCGAAATGCTTTGACTGGCTCAGATCAGAAAATCGTAGTGTTTGCCACTCATCATTTCTCGATTGATTTTCTTCTTGATAGCCTTTCCGACTTTAATCCGGTTTCGATTGATTCCAGGACTTCGCATCAAGAAAGAATGAGCAACATTGACAAATTCGCAAAAGACGAAACTTGCAGGCTCTTTATCGGAGGAATCCGAAGTGCCGGAGTCGGCATCACTTTGACAGTTTCTCCAATTGTTTGTTTTGCGGAATTAGGATGGACTCCGACGGAGCATGATCAAGCAGAAGATAGAGTCCATAGAATCGGACAGAAAGAGAGCGTCTCAATATATTACTTTGTTGCTCACAAAACAATAGAAACGTCAATTTTAAGAGTGTTGGATCGAAAAAGGAATACTGTCTCTGAAATACTTGACGGAAGAAGCGTAAGCAAAGAAGAAATAATGATGGAAACTTTGATGGAGCTAATCAATGAGGAAAGACGTTCTGCCTCTGCTAATCAAGCTGAACTTGATTTCGAACAGAGCGCAAAAAGGAGACAAGCATTACTCGCATGACTGGATCAACATTGAATGCCCGTTTTGCTCCGGCTCGAAGGGCTATCATCTTGGATATTGGATCACGAAAGGAATTTGGAATTGCTTCAGATGCGGGCCTCATCAAACAAGAGATGTCTTGAAACGTTTAACGGGTTTGGATGACCGCAGTATTTCCTCACTAATAAAGGATTGCCCTCCGCTTATCGAAGGAAAAACAAGAATTGTCTTCAATGCAAATGAAGATAGCAAAACTTCAAATGCTACTTCTCCGTCTTTTCTGAGTTTGCCAATAGGATGCAAAAGCATCATGTCTGACGATCCTCAATTTGAGCGTCACAGAAATTATCTTGCATCCAGAAATTTCGATCCAAAAGAGTTGGAAAAAACATGGAAGCTATATGGGACAGGACCCATAGGACCATACAAGTTTCGAATTATCGCACCGATTTTTTACGGCGGAAGAATGGTGAGCTATCAAGGAAGAGACATAACGGGAAAGAGCAAGATTAAATACAAGGCTTGCTCAAAATCTATGGAGCTGGTGAATCATAAAAGAATACTTTACGGTCTGGATTTTGTGAATGACGTTGCAATCATTGTTGAAGGAATTGCAGATGTTTGGAGGCTTGGAAAGGGAGCGGTCGCAACATTTGGAATAGAATTCACGCAGCCTCAAGTCGCCATTTTAAGCAAACTGAGAAAATGCTTCATAATGTTTGATGCTGAAGAGATCGCTCAAAAGAAGGCAAAAGAACTTGCGGAGTCTATCGTGTCACTCAATCCTAACGTCAAAGTGGAGATAATAAAGTTAAGCGGAGTAAAAGATCCTGCAGAGTTGACCGAAAAGGAAGCGAGAGAAATTTCATCTTGCCTCTTGGAGTAATGAAACAATGACGCAAGATGAACTTCGCAAGTTGAAGAAAATCAGGAAGCTGCTAAGAAAAACTGAGAAATTGATTAGGTCATTGATCGAAGAGGAGACATCCTACAGCGCAGAGACAGAAGATATTATTGATGCAACGATAACATTGCAAAGGCAATTGACAAGAAATAAAGAAGAAACGACGAGCATAATAAATTATGCTTCGAAAAAAGAAAACGGGCATTATGAGGCGGCAGAAAAGCTGTTGGATTTTTGGAATAGTCTGCCCTATGTGAGAAAGCATCAGCGAAAAACGACACGCGTATATTTTTTAAGCGCGCAAAAGATCGTGCAACTGATGAGAGGCAAGTTCGGCATAATGAATTTCTTGGATATGGATTGGATCGAAGCAAGAAAAATTCCGGCGTCCCTGCTTATCAAAAAATGGAGCGAGGATGAGATAAAGGAAGGACTCAAAAATTTGTCTTGTCTATTCGATCCCAAATACTGGCCTTCCAACAAAGCACATCTTCCAAGGAATCTTAGTGAGTTGTTGTACAATCCACTCAAGAAAAATTCTTTGTTTCTGTTTTGTAGTGCAAACAAGCCAAGGCTGATAACCGAGTCTTCATTCCTCAAACAAATATCAGAGTATCACGCAAAAATGAAAGCAAAAGAAAATCCTGTATTGAATAAATGGTTTCCAACTCCTCGATCTCTCTATAATGAATTTGAAAGATGGATGCAAAAAAGAAAGCTGGATTCCTCAGACATATCTCTGAGAAGGCTGGATTCTTGGGCATGGGACAAGTTTGTAAAAGAGACGAGTGAAGATATTGGAGTTGATTTGAACAGCGGGCAGAGGATTGAAAAGTGACAATAGAGAGAGAAGCAATACATAAATCCGAAGAGAGATTGATTGTAATCGGAATGATTGTCAGCAAGGAAGTATTGGCAGAGTTGGAACCTATATATCAAGAGCATTTTTTTGTAAGCCCTTATGCAAGGATAGTGTCACGTTGGTGCATCAATTATTGGAGAGAATACAAAGAAGCTCCATATCAGCATATCCAGGATATTTATGAATCGAATCTTAGAAACGGATCATTGGATTCGGACGTTGCGGATTTGATAGGAAAGTTTCTTTCTTCGATAAGTGAGCAGTATGAAAGAGAGAAATTTAATTCCGAGTTTGTTCTTGATTTGGCGGAAGCTTTTTTCAAGAAGAGAAGTCTGATTGCTTTAACCGAAGACATACGGACAGCTTTGATTCAGCAGGGGGTGGAAAGAGCGGAATCGTTGCTTCATAAATTCAAGCCAGTTGAAAGGGAGAAATCAAAAGGAATAGATTTGTTTAGCAAAGAAACAATCTTAAAGGCGTTTTCCGAAGATACCTCACAAATACTTTTTCGAATGCCTGGAGTCTTGGGAAAGGAATTAGGGCCGTTTGAGCGAGACTCTTTAATCGGAATCATGGGTCCGGAAAAGAGAGGCAAGACATTCTGGCTCATGGAATTTGCAATGAGAGCATTCAGAGCAAGATGCAATGTTGCATTTTTTCAGGTCGGAGATTTGTCGGAGGCTCAACAAGTAAGAAGATTTCATGTTTATCTTTCTCAGCGGAACTACAAAAAGAGATATTGTGGAAAAATACTAATACCGATTTTGGATTGCGAGCTAAACCAGAGAAACAGTTGCTCAAGGCCGGAAAGAACATCAAGAACTGGAGTAATACGAGAAGACGAGTCTATTTTGAGTTTTGATGAAGCCGTGAACTACAAAGCATGTACGGCTTGCCTTGGAAACGAACGAACCGGATTTTTGTATAAAGGAGCAGTATGGTATGAGGAAAGATTTATTGAGCCTTTGACATGGAAAGATGCTTACAAAGTTGCAAAAGAGTTTGTTGAAATATCAAAAGGAAAACGATTCAAGCTATCTGTTCATCCAGCAGCCTCTATTTCTGTGAGAGGAATCACGAACATTTTGGACTCATGGGAGAAGCACGAAGACTTTATTGTCGATGTTGTTGTAATTGACTACGCAGACATTTTGGCTCCAGAAGATCCAAGGAAAGAATTTCGTCATCAACAAAATGAAACATGGATGGCGTTGAGAAGACTGAGTCAAGAAAAACATTGTTGCGTTATTACCGCAACGCAGGCAGATGCTAAATCTTATGACAAACGTTCGATAGCGCTTTCAAATTTCTCCGAGGACAAAAGAAAATACGCACATGTAACTATGATGCTGTCACTAAATCAAACGCACGAAGAAAAAGCAAGAGGGATAATGAGGATTTCGAAAATGATTGCTAGAGAAGACGAGTTCGACATTTTGCGTGAAATTACTGTTTTGCAATGTTTGAAGATAGGCCGCCCTTATTTGGGCTCCTACATTTAACCTAATAAGGAAAGGAGCAATGCAATGATTTCTGTGACAAGAAAATTTCATTTCTCTTACGCTCACAAACTTCCTAACTATCCTGGAAACTGCTCGCGCCTTCATGGCCACAATGCAATCGTCGAAGTTACTTTTGAGCCAACAGGAGAAAATACGGGAATCCCAATGGTCATTGACTTTAGGGAAGTTAAGCAAATTGTCAGTCCGATTATAGAAGAGTTAGATCACAAATATCTTAATGACATTGTCTCATATCCATCAGCGGAAGCAATTGCAAAATATATTGCGGATAAGATTATTGAAACATACCCATCGACGAATTCTGCTAAAGCAAAGCTCACAGCAGTAAAAGTTTTTGAAACTGAAAATTGCTGGGCCGAGTGGAAGGAGAAATAAAAATGGAATGGGTGAAAGACAGCGGAGGCGAAGGAAAGAGTGTCTCAATCTATTCGATCGTAGAAAGCATATCAGGAGAGGTCTCTTTCGTTCCACAAGGAACAAAAACACTCATCATTAGACTTGCAGGATGCAATTTGAGATGTTCTTATTGCGACACAAAAAAGGCATTGATAAAAGCGTCTGGAATGGAAGTTGAAACAAGCAAAGTAGCAAATAGGATAATTGATTATCTCCACGATAAGAGCATCTATCATGTGCTGATTACAGGCGGAGAACCGCTGATTCAGAGATCGGCAGTCGATAAGATCTGTAAGTTGATTCTCAGGAAAAGCAAGGACAGGCTCATCACAATTGAAACGAACGGATCTCAACAACCTCTGCTATTGTCCGAAATTAGCAACAGGATATGCACAGTATTTGACTACAAACTTCCATCGTCTCTCCAAGAATGGAAAGGAGCAAATTTGCCATATATATTTTTCACACTTCCAAAGCATTCGTTTGTCAAATTTGTCTGCAAAGATGCTACGGACCTGGCCGTTGCCAAGGACGCGATGAAGAAGATAAGACTGAAAGAGGAGAAAAAAGCAAGGAAAAACAGAGTCAAGTTTGCTCTTTCTCCCGTATTTAAAGATGGAAGTCCAGATAGACTTTTTTTGAGAAGGTTGCTGGACGAGGTCTTGAAAATTCAAGATGGAGAAATGATCTTGAATTTACAAATACACAAATATATTTATGATCAATATAAAACCGAAGAAAGCGAATCCAGAAACCTCCTGAAGCGCTTTATCTAGACAAAGAAAATCAACTTATTCGCGAGTTTTTGCGTTTTGAAAAAACACTTGATTTACTATTTTTCTATAATTTCATCCTAACCTATTGAAATTATTGATGAATTTTTTTTACTTTTCAATCATTTTTTTCTTGACTTTCTTTTCCGTCTTTTGTATATTGTAACCAAAAAAGAGGACATCTAGAGAGGAGACGGAAAATGAAAGCAATGAAAGCATTGAAGATTGCGAATTCGCTCGGGGCTGCCATTGACAAGGGCTTTCTCCTGATCAATGCCATCGATCAGGAGAAAGCCCTTTTTCTTTCCCGTTGGTTTCATTTTGCCCAGCGGGAAAGAGATATTGATGAGACCTTGGCAGAGATCCGAGAAGGGTCTCTGCCGCCGAGGACGATCATTTTCGCCTCGGCAGAAATTATCGACGCGGAGGATGACAGAGACCGGCATTTTATAGGCATCACCGATGCCTGCCTAGAGAAGATCTGGGACATTGTCCCAGATCTTGATGACAGGGAAGAGATCGAGGAAATTAG